TTTCATTTTATATAATTAAATCTGAAATAACTTTTCCACCATCTACGATTTCAATAGGTCTATCGCCGGGAGCCATTAGTTCTTTATCCGCAACAATTCCTAGTCTGTCATACATGGTAGCTGCCCAGTCCTCTATGCTAACTGGATTTTCTTCTGGCTCACTAGCGGTGGGGTTTGAGTTTCCGTATGTTATACCTCTTTTAATTCCTCCACCAGCCATTATCGTACTAAAAACCTTTGGCCAGTGGTCACGCCCAGCAGTGCCGTTGATCTTGGGGGTTCTTCCAAACTCAGAAACAACACACACCAGAGTAGAGTCCAGTAGGCCGCGATTATCCAGATCTTCTATTAAGGTCGCAAACCCTTGATCAAAGGCTGGTATCTGGCTTTTCATACCGTTGGCGATATTGTCATGCATATCCCACCCGCCGTAAGTAAGGGTAACAAATCGGGTTCCAGATTCTATTAATCGACGCGCCAGTATCATTCTGGCCCCCGCTGTATTCCTACCATACTGATCCCTTAAAGCGGAAGGTTCCTTATCTAGATCAAAAGCTTCACTGGCTGTTTCGTCACCAATCAGACCGTAAGCCCTTTGGTAAAAAGAATTTACTGCTTTAACAGAATCAGCGGATTGCTTTGTGTTAAAATCGGTGTTAACTATATCTAGAACCTTCCTTCTTCTAGTAAACCTTTCATTTGGTACTGGTATTTTTAGATCTCTTACCTCAAAGTTTTCACTAGCTGGGTCTGAGCCTAGACCAAAGCCTGAGTACGAACTGCTTAGATAACCAGTACCTGCATATTCGTTGGGCTGGTTAGGAATGCAGACGTATGGTGGCAGGTTATGCCGTGGGCCAAATTCGTGAGCTACAACAGAACCCATGGATGGGTATTGCAACGCTGGGCTTGGCCGGTAGCCCGTGAACATATTGTGAGTGCCACGCTCATGAGCTGCCTCGCCGTGGGTCATGCTGCGGATTATTGCTATCTTGTCAGCAACCTTGGAGGTTTTAGTCAAGAGTTCTCCTAAGCGGATGCCCGGAACGTTGGTTTCAATACTATTAAGTGGGCCACGATACTCAAGCGGGGCAAAGGGCTTAGGATCTAGGGTCTCTTGATGAGCCATTCCTCCCGGCAAGTAGATAAAAATAACACTCTTTGCCGGTCCTTCCTTGCTTTCATAGAATTTCTGATCAGCTATAGCGAATGGTAATCCTAAACCACTTAAAATTCCCGCCTGTAAAAAAGATCTTCTTTTCATTATAAAATAACCTTTGCTTGTCCTTCTAGTAAGTATCTTGGTCTACCGCCCTGATCTGTACGTTGGATCTGTGGGTCGATGCCAAAGTGGTCAAAAAGAGTAGCTGAAACATCTAAGGGGCCAACCTTAGACTCTGTTGGGTAATAGGCCTTGTCTGATTTTCCGATAACTCTACCATGTGAGTAATTTCCACCCGATAGTAGCATTGGGGTAATCGAAGGCCAGTGATCTCTGCCTGAGTTTTGATTTAATCTGGTTCTTCCAAATTCACCAGTTACCACAAGCAGCACTTTTTCTGATAGTCCGCTCTGATAAATATCCTCGACAAACGCCGCCAAGGCCTTGTCTAGCGGGGGAACTCTACCCTCCAGAGCTTTCTTAATGTTGCCGTGCATGTCCCACCCGCCGTAATGGACAGTTACGAATTTAGTGCCAAACTGAGCCAGTCTTCTGGCGAGTAGCATCTGGTCCCCAATGCCGCCCTTGCCGTACATTTCTCTCATTGTTTCAGGTTCTTTATCTAGGTCAAACGCCTCCTTGGCGTTACCTAAGATGACATTGTAGGCCTGATTGCCAATTTTGGTAAATGACTGAGCCTGACTGGACGCAATTTTTTCAACCCTGTCTAAAGAGGTCAGCAGGTCTTTTCTTTCTGCGAACCTGCTAACTTTAATTCTAGGGGTAAGGTTGTCTTTGTTTGATGGGTCAAAAGGCTTGTGCGCCCCGCCCAAAAAGGTTGGTTGCTCACCCTCAATCTTGCCCTGTTTGACATACGCAGGCATACCATTCTGTGGATGGTTGGAGCCAAAGACAGAAGAAATTATAGCTCCGTGTCCGGGGTATTCAGAGTCAGCGGTATTCTCTCTTTTGGGGTTCTTGTGGCCTGTCATCATCCAGTGAGTAGCCTGTCGATGGGACGAATCACCATGAGAGAAGGAATTGACAGCGGTTAGGTGTTCACCCTGCTTGATTAGTTGCTGAAATAATCCGCCAAAAGCAAGACCATTTTTATGTGTAGCAACGCCAGCTACGGGTTTATATGGGTCTGGAACATCGTTTGTTGGAGCGTGAAAAGTTTCAAATTGTGTTGGTCCACCGCCTAACCACACCCAGACTACGGATTTGTCATTTGGCGATAGAAGCGAATCTTGAGCAAATACACCATCTGAGAAGGGCAATACGCTTAATCCTGCTCCTAGACCTCCAACCCTAAGAAAATCTCTTCTGTTAAAGCTAAAATCAATCATGTTCGACTCCCTGAAATTTAAAAGTGCGATTTTACCCCGGAGCATCGTAATAGCCTATGCTAAAGCCTTCCTTAGTACATTTATTAACGGTGTCTTTCATACCGTGTTTTTTAAGGTGCTCCTCTATATATATACACATTTTTGTGTCTGTTCCCGGCCAGTTGTTCTTGTAAAAGTGGCACAGCTTGGTACATTTCCAGCTCTCCCTTCTAGAAGATAGCGGTTTTGGCGACATATTATTCTTAATATCTTCAAACCTCTTTTTAAGTAGTCCTAAGAACTTTTTTCTATCCTGAGCATCAAAGCACATGGAGAATGGCCCGCCGTCTTTGATGTAGAAAATAGACATTATGGACTGATCGTAGTCTGGAAATATCTTGGATATGGCGTAGTTATATAGTAACAATTGGGGGTCTGAAAGGAGTTTTTCGTAGGTTTTTTCCTCGCCGGTAGCCCAGTCCAGCCTCCTCCCAGTTTTCCAGTCGATTACTTCAATTATACCATCCTCTGGCTGGGTTACAAGGTCTATGGTTCCTTTTATGGCTAGATTTCCAGAAACCTTTTCCCCATTTGGAAGCTCATATTCGTATTTGGCCCAGTCCTCGTCTATTTCTATGTCAAAATGGGGTTCAGAGGCAACCACATTAAGTATTCGTGGGTCGAACTGTCCGTCGTTATACTGCAAAGCATCCCAAGAAAGATTGAGACACGTCTTCCTGTCACCCGCTGTAAACTTGTTTTTTGAAGAGCCAGTATAAAAGTCAAAGCTTCTGTCTACCAGACTAACAACAAAGAAGTCGTCCATAAACTTATCGACATGCACCTTAACCTCCCCTAAAGCGTCATCCTCTATCTTTAGGTATTTTCTACTTGGGTTATCCTGCATAAACTTCTTGAGGGATGCTAGAACCTCCATGACCTTGTGTACTATAGTTCCAAGCTCAGCCTTCTTTCCGCTGTCTGACTGATGACCAAGCACATATGTCAAAAAATACTGCATCTGGCAAAAAGCGTAATTGTTATAGCTTGAACTTCTAATATATGTTACTAACATTTAAGCTCCAATTTATTAAATACGGATTTAACCTGAGAACAAAAGTCCTCGGTGTTGTTGTTGGAGTTGTCGATTACAAAATCAAAATTACCCCAATCGAAATTTTCTTTATCAAGAGCGGTTTCGCTTTCGTGCCCATCGTTTAAAGTAGACCTTTCTAGCCTAATAACAGCCCCGCCAGCCTGCTTAATAGCTTCTACCTCGTTTGGGAATCTGACATCTGGAACGATAGCAAGCTCGGATTGTTCTGACAGTATACGGTTAACGGTATGGCGAATATGAACTGGTTCATACATCTTACGCATTATATTTGTTCCAAAATATTGCATTAGCTCTCTGGATGTCATAGGCCCACGAGCTTGTGACTTGTCGTAGGATAGAGGTTGTGCTTTTTTCCATGTTGGGGTGTCTTCCCACATTATAGGGGTGTAAGTGTTTTTCTGGTCGTCTGTCCCGTAAACCTGCTCAACACTTAACCCAAAGAATTCCATACATATATTCTTAAGACCATCGGCAAAGCTATATAGTTTTATGTAAGGCCATAGCTCCCTCTCTGCATACTCCGCAAACGAAGCATCCTTTCTTGTAATGTCAAAAACTCCAAATCCCGGCTTTCCTGATTCACTATAAGTCGAAATAACTAGACCACCAGAATTGTCGATATAAAAATCCCCGATCATACCTCTTTCCATTAGCACCATACCATTAATAAGGTTTGCCGCTGTGTTTTTTCCAGACTGCTTCCTTCCCGATATTCCAAGTATCTTTACCATTAGTATGTGCCCTCGATCTCGCTAAGTATATCTTCTTTAATTTTATCAACACTCATGTCTCCTATATCCTTTCTTGACAGTCTCGGGAATGTCAGCTTGTACATCCGACCCAATTGTCTTTGTATCTGGGTCTTGGACTCTCTACCGGCTTGATCGTTGTCGGTAAGTATAACAAGTCTTGTTATAGGTGTCTTATGGAGCTTTCTTTCCTGTTCTCGGCTTATGGTCTTTCCAAATATACTGACGCAATTTTTTACCCCAGCTTCATACATCTTCCAGACATCGCCTTGTCCCTCGGTTATGAATAAGCATGATTTTTCCGTTGCTGACTCAATAGCTCTGTGGTAGTTGTAGAAAAAGTGCCTCTTGTCAAACCCTTTTGAGAACAGAAATTTAGGGGTTCTGTACTCCTTTATGGATCTCCCTATAGAGGCTATAATGCTAGATCCTGTGTCGTCATGTATTGGGATTACAGCTCTCTCGTACATGGTGGAACCTTTTTCCTTACAGTCTCCAACCTCAAAATGCAATAAAGTATCCTCAGAAAACCCTCGCTCATTAAAGTAATCCGAGGGGTGCTCTAATTTACAGTTTACTGCCACCGAGGGTTGTTCAAACTCGCAGTCACCATCAGTAAACATTCCTACCATTTTTACAAAATCGCTTGGAACCTCTCTGGGCATTATCTTTACGTCTCTGCTGCTGACGTTCAACACCTTGCAGGACCATTTTAAAGCCCCGCCAAAGCCCACGTCAACACCTTCTTTGTTTGAGAGTACGCCCCTGATAAGACCAAATATATCGTTACTATAGTGGTTTTGGCATTCTCTTGTCCAGCACTTCCATATCTGCTTATCTAGAGACAATGAGAAGGCTCTGGGGTTGTCGCTATCTTCGTGAACTGGGCAGCTTGAATATATATTATCTCCTATCGCCTCGTATTCTATTTCTAGGTTTGATAATACAAGGTCAATATTCTCAAATAGCAACCCCTTAATCTTCTTCAAGTCTGCCATCTTTAATACCATTTAGCGTATCGTTACTAACCATGCCAGTATCCCCCACTGGCTGGTTTTTGAACTCATTTCTAGTTTTTAGTTCTGTTAGTCTGGCGTATTCCCCCTGCATAGACATATTAATGTAGTTTCCATCGTCTAGACCAGCCCCATGCCTAGCAACAATTGGCACCAACTTTCTATTCCCTGCGTTTGGGCCATCCTCAGCCAGCTCCTCTGGGGACTTGTTTTTAAATATGGAGAAAGACGTGCATAGCCA